ACTATACACAAACAAACTAAAGGAAAATAATATGGCAACTGTAGTAATCACAGGTCGCGATATTTCTCTATCTTTCACAGGTGGAACAGATATCGAGGCACAAGCAACTTCAGCGGTTCTCACAAAGACCAACGTTCGCGAGACTTACCAGACTCTTGACGGCGAAGCTTACAAGACCACTAACATCGAAGGCACTTTTGCTCTTTCAATGCTAGCCGATTGGGGCAAGGCTAACTCAGTCTGCGAAGCTCTTTGGACAGCAGCAGAGACAGCACCAGATACAACTATCTCAGTAACTTTGACAGCTGCAACAGGCGCTCAGTTCGTGTTCCCAATTCTTCCTGAATTCCCAACAGCAGGAGGCGCTGGAACAGACGCTCAGACTGTAGACTTTACATTCAAGATTTCAAAGGGTGAAGTCACAGAGACCTTCTCAGCCTAAACAATAGAAACGGGAGCAAACAATGCAACAGCAGATAACAATTAAATATACAGATGGATCCGAAACCACTTACATGGTTCGTCCTCCAGATTACGCCCGCTGGGAAATGACCACTAAAAAGGTTATCTCTCAGTTCGGCGGAATGTGGGACATTCTTTATGTCGCTCACAGCGCCATGAAGCGTGATGCAGGCGGGAAGCCAACCAAGACACTCGATGTCTGGATGGAATCAGTCGCAGACGTTGAAGTAGGTGAAGGCGACCCAAAAGTCATCCAAGAGGAAGCGTAAGCCGACTCTTAGTTGAACTGGCATTAGCCACACAGATTCCTATGGATCACTGGCAAACTGCCGAGGATATTCTTACAGCTATAGAGATACTGGAGCAGCGCAATGGCAAGTGAACTTGTAGCACTTGACCAGACTGAACTGCGCCAAGTATTCAAGGCTCTTAAGAATATGGGTGAGGAAGCCAACGATGAGGCCAAGCGCCAATCAGGCGCTCTGGCTGAATTCGCTAGAGCAGAAGTTATCCAGAAGGCTAGGTCGCTACAAAGCAGCAAAGTAGCCGGACGTATTGCAGATGGCTCTAGGGTTAAGAAGTCCAGCCGTATCGGCGAGATTACTTACGGCTTTGCTTCTCAGAAGTTCTCAGGTGGTGCGACTACTAAAGATATCTGGGGCGGTTCAGAATTCGGATCTAACAAGTTTAAGCAGTTCCCTGTGTGGTCAGGCCGTCAAGGTCGAGGCTCTAAGGGATGGTTTATCTATCCAACACTTCGCAGGATCCAGCCTGAGATAGTTGCTAGATGGACTGAATCATTTACTAAAGTATTGAAGGAGTGGGGCTAATGGCTACAGGTACTAGAGCATTAACGCTTAAACTCCTTGCCGACGTCGATAACTTCACTAAGAACCTTAAAACAGCCGATAAGGACGTTGCCACCTTTGGCGATAAGGTCTCAGAGTTTGGAAAGAAGGCTGGTCTAGCCTTTGCAGCTGCTGGAGCCGCAGCCGTTGCCTATGCAGGTAAATTAGCCATTGATGGGGTCAAGGCAGCCATAGAAGATGCCGCTGCACAGACTAAGTTAGCCCTTACTTTAAAGAACGTCACAGGGGCTACAGAAGCCCAGATAACCGCTACAGAAGATTACATAACCAAGACTTCTCTAGCCGTAGGCATTACCGATGATGAACTTCGTCCATCGCTAGAGCGCCTATCTCGAGCCACAGGTGACTTGAATAAGGCTCAGAAGTTACAAGCCGTAGCCATCGATGTTGCAGCAGGATCAGGTAAATCCCTTGAGACTGTAACCAACGCACTTGCTAAAGCAGCCGAAGGTAACACCGCAGCGCTTGGCAGACTAGGCATAGGTTTATCAGCTGCTCAGCTAAAGACAATGAGCCTTGATGACATTACTGCCAAACTTGGAGACACTTTCCAAAACCAGGCAGCAGCCAAGGCGGATACATTCCAAGGCAAGTTGACTCGTTTACAGATAGCTTTTGATGAAGGCAAGGAAACTGTAGGGGCATTTATCCTCGATGCTATTACACCTTTGGTCACCCTTATTGTCCAAAAGGTAGTCCCTGCTATTCAAGATTTCACTAGCAATATTGGCGACAAGTTATCGCCAGTAATTAAATTCTTTGAACCAATCTTGCAAGGCCTACGCAATGCCTTTGATTCAGTTAGAAACTCACTCGCTCGCAATAATGACGAATTGCAGCCTTTCTTCACCCTAATGCGCAATATCGCTACCTTTGCTAGAGACACATTGGCTCCAATCTTAGGCAAGGTACTTGGCGGAGCCTTTACTTTATTAGGCGAAATCATTGCTCGCATTATTGATAACTTTGCTTCATTCGTCGACAAAATCAATCGAATCTATAACGCCATCAAGGGAATCATCGACGCCATCAAGGGAGCCGGTAGCGCGGTAAGTAACTTCTTTGGAGCTTCCACATCTAGTGGCGCATCATTTTCTAACGCTTCTCTTACATCTTCAGCGCCAGCGCCATCAATGCCATCGGACGGCATGATTTCCTATAATCCTATGACTGGGCTTAATTACAATCCTAACGCTGGGGTCAATATCACCGTCAATGGAGCAATAGATCCTGAATCAACTGCTCGCCAAATCGTCAGCATCTTAAACGATTCTCAAGCTCGAGGTACGCTGGGAAGCGCAGCCTTCGTATGACCCTATGGAATCCAGACTGGGCTGTAGAAGTCAATGGCGCTGGGGATGTTACAAACCTAGTTCTAGCCGATTTAACTATTACTTCAGGCCGTACAGATATCTACAGCCAACCAGTTGCCGGGTATTGCCGATTTACCCTTAAAAACTTAGACCAGTCAGCCATATCCTTTGACGTCAACGATTCTGTTGTAGTCAAGATTAAAGATTCTACTGGCACTTATGTCCCGCTCTTTGGTGGAGATGTATCAGATATTGACATAGTGGTTGTTACAGGTGAGCCAGCGATAACCCAAAATGTGACAATCACAGCTTTGGGAGCTTTATCCAAACTGCCTAAAGTCTTGACCGAAGGAGTGCTATCTAAGGATTTTGACGGCGACCAGATTTACGAGATTCTTTCACAGGTTCTATTCGACCAATGGAATGAAGTTCCAGCAGCGGAGACATGGGCTTCTTACGATCCTACTATTACTTGGGCTAATGCCGAGAACTCTGGACTAGGTGAGATAGACCGTCCAGGTGATTATGAGCTTACAGATAGGTCAGCCTCAACCACAGATATTTATTCTTTGGTGGCAAGCCTTGCTACTTCTGGCCTTGGCTATATCTATGAAGATGCTTCGGGGCGAATTGGCTATGCAGACTCAACACATCGATCACAGTACCTAGCCGCCAATGGCTACGCCTATGTCGATGGCGGTTGGGCTTACGCCAATGGCGTTGCAACATCTAAGCGCCTTGGCGACGTCCGCAATAAGGTTACGATTACCTATAAGAACGGACAGCAACAGACAGCGGAAGAAGCAGCTTCTATTGCGGTTTATGGCACTCAAGCCCAGAACATACAGACCAGCATCGAGAATGGCGCAGATGCTTTAAGCCAGGCAGAATTCTATTTAGATATCCGAGCCTATCCGCAATATCAGTTCAAGAGCATTACTTTCCCAATGGCTAACCCTAATATCCCAGATGCCTCACGCGACCAAGCATTTAATATCTTTATGGGCTTACCTTTGGACATCGAGGACTTGCCTGTAAATATCGCTAATGGTCGCTACCAAGGATTCGTCGAAGGCTGGACTTGGACTACTCGATTTAACGCACTTGATCTCACAGTTATTGTTTCACCAGTTGCCTTTAGCCTTCAGGCTTTTAGGTGGAACAGCGTTCCAGTCACCGAGACATGGAACACCTTAAGCCCAACTTTAGACTGGAATAACGCTACAATAGTAGCCTGATAAGGAGAATACATGGCAACGACTACTAATTATGGGTGGACTACCCCAGACGATACGAGCCTGGTTAAAGATGGCGCTTCTGCCATTCGTACCCTTGGTTCTTCTATCGACACCACCACCAAAGCTCTTAACCCTTCAACCACGCTAGGCGATATTGAATATCGCTCTGCAACAGCAAACACCAATACTCGTTTGCCTATTGGATCAACAGGAAACATCTTGACCGTTTCTGGCGGAGTCCCAGTGTGGGCCGCTCCAGCGGGTTCAGGTGGCATGACTTTGCTATCGACCACGACTCTATCTGGCACCTTTACAGATGTTTCAATCACTAACAACAGTTATGTAACGCTGTATGTAGAAATTTTTGGTATCACAAATAACACCGCAGACGGATATTTACAGATTTACCCAAACGCCACAGGCGGCCTTGGCAACACCATTATTGCTAAGCGTGCTAGCGGATCAAACTCACTTGATAATACAACCGAAATTGGTGTTCCAAATGCGGTTACTCGTACTGATGCAAATAACGCATGGCTATTAGAAATTGATAATTTTGCATCGACTACAAACTATAAGCCAGTTAAATTTATTGGCTCTTACAATAGTGCCGGAGTATTAATGCAGGCTGCTGGCACATGGTCTAACAACTCAGCAATCACCTCACTTCGCTTCCAGAGTGCCGCTGGCGGTACTTGGGCTGGCGGAACCGTCAAGATTTATGGAGTCAAATAATGCCTAATCCAATGATTCGAATTCACAATACTGAAACTGATGAAGTCATTGATCGTGAAATGACTGATGAGGAATATGCTGATTTCCAGGCTAGAGAAGAAGCTTTTGCTCAGGAGTTGGCAGACAAAGAAGCTGCTAAAGCCGTCAAGGAATCTGCCTATGCCAAACTTGGTTTAACAGCAGAAGAAATCGCTGCACTTTTGGGATGACTCCAAAACTATGCAAGGCGGGGCAACAACTTCGTGAACAAATCGATGACGCGTTCCCCGATAGAGATCGTAGTAGTGATGGCTGGATTGCCGATTCACGTCACGTTGCTGCGGGTCGCTCTGATCACATCCCCAATGCTAAAGGCTGGGTATGTGCCATCGATGTTGACCGAGACCTTGCAGGTAAATCCGGTAAGCCAGACCTCATGCCTAATCTGGCAGATCAGATTCGTCAAGCTGCGAAGCGAGACAAGCGCATCAAGTACGTCATCTTCGATGGACGAATTGCATCGCCTATCCTGGGCTGGCGTTGGAGAACTTACAAAGGACCTAATCCGCATAGGAAGCATTGCCACATTTCTTTCAGTACAAAAGGCGAGACGGATGGCTCGTTCTTTAATATCCCGATGATAGGCGGAACCGAATGAACATGAAGAATCCAGCAATCCTCACAGCAGGCGCATTTCTAGCAGCTTGGGGTGCGTCTAACTTTGCACTTGATTATCGCTCAGTTCTTTGGGCCTTACTTGCTGGCGTCTTTGGTTATGCCACTCCGAAAAAGTAATGAGCGCGCAGGACATAGCGGCTGTTGCAGTTGCTGTAACGACCGTTATTGGTTCATTTATTGGCTTAGTGCGTTGGTTAGTAAAGCATTACCTCGCGGAACTAAAGCCGAATAGCGGCTCATCTATCAAGGATCAAGTAAATCGTTTAGAAGCGCGTGTCGATACCATAATCGAGATGTTAGGCAGGTAACACTTAACCCATGGCAAGGAAACGACCAGTCATAGACTTAGATACTTACAGCGCCTTAGATGCTTATGCCATAGCGTTAAACGAGTATTACAAGTCTTTACGCAAAGCAGGCTTTACAGAGACTCATGCCTTCTGGCTGCTTTCAGATCGTGAATCTTTCC